ATAGAACATTACCTAAATACGATCAAAAATGATTTGAATGCCATCAAAGATCTTTTATTGGAAATTAAAAATGGAACCAAATAAAATTATTTTAGAAGACTTCGCTAAAATGTTTGAATATGAAAAATTATCTAGAGACATAGATAATATAGATGATATAGAAATTTTAAGAAATTTTGCAAAATCTTACATTAAATTATATCTAAAGCAACAAGAAGTAGTATCAAAATTATAAAATGGCACAACCATCTACTAGACAAGAACTTATTGACTATTGTTTGAGAAAGTTAGGAGCACCAGTACTCGAAATTAATGTCGCTCAAGAGCAATTAGAAGACCTCGTAGATGATGCTGTTCAGTTCTTTCAAGAAAGACATTTTGATGGGGTTTCAGCTACTTTATTACGTTATGAAATTACGCAAGAAGATATAGATAGAGGTAGAGGAAAATCGGGAGTTGGAATAACTACAGTTACTGGAAATAAAATATATGAATTTGAGGAAACTGCAAATTATTTACAAATACCTTCTTATGTGATAGGAGTAAATAAAATATTTCAATTTGAAGGTTCCAATAGTATTTCTAGTGGAATGTTCAGCATCAAATATCAATTATTTTTAAATGATGTTTATTACTGGGGTTCAACCGAATTACTTACTTATTCTATGGTAAAAACATACCTTGAAGATTTAAATTGGCTTCTTACTACACAAAAACAAGTTAGATTTAATAAAAGAGAAGATAGATTATATCTAGATATAGACTGGTCTAGTCTTACTGTTGGACAAACACTAATTATAGATTGTTACAGGGCATTAAATCCAGCTGAATCCACAAAAGTATGGAATGACTCTTTTTTAAAGCAATATTTAACTGCTCTGATAAAAAGACAGTGGGGACAAAATTTAATTAAATTTAGAGGAGTAAAACTTCCTGGAGGAGTAGAATTAGATGGTAGACCAATATATGACGATGCTCAAAGAGAAATAGACATTCTTATGGAAAGAATGTCTAGTACATATGAACTTCCACCATTAGACCTAATTGGTTAATATATGTTAAATCCATTTTTTCTTCAGGGATCAAAGGCTGAACAAAATCTTATTCAAGATTTGATTAATGAGCAATTGAAAATATATGGAGTTGAAATATATTATATACCTAGAAAATATTTAACTAAAAAAACAGTAATTAAAGAAGTCATTGAATCACAATTCAATAACGCATACCCAATAGAAGCATATGTCGATACTTATGATGGGTACGAAGGTGCTGGAACTCTCCTGACTAAATTTGGTGTCCAACCATATACCGATCTCAGTTTAATCATTTCAAAAGAAAGATTCGAAACCTATATTACTCCATTAATTAAAAATCAACCTAATATTGAACTATATTCTAGACCAAAAGAAGGAGATTTGATTTATTTTCCATTAGGTGACAGGTTATTTGAAATTAAATTTGTGGAACATGAAGTTCCATTTTATCAGTTACAGAAAACTTATGTTTATACATTAAGATGTGAACTCTTTAGATACGAAGATGAAATAATTGATACTGGAATTGATTATATTGATGATAATATTCAAGAACAAGGATATATTATGACATTTGATATGATCGGTTCTGGCGTTACCGCTACAGCAACTGCTAGTATTGTTAATGGTGGAGTAACATTCATAAAAATCACAAATCGAGGGGATGGATATAAAACAACTCCTCAAGTGAAAATTTCTTCGCCAACTACTGGGCAAGTTGCAACTGGCATAGCAACACTAATTGGTGGAATAGTCGATTTATGCGAACCTGATTCTAGTTTATATAGAGTTCAAGGAGTAGAAATTACTAATTCCGGATATGGATATACAGTTCCACCAACAGTAGCATTTTATGGTGGAAGCGGTAAAGGAGCTACTGCAATTGCATCTATTGGGGATGGAATAGTCGGTATTATCACGATAACAAATGGAGGTTCTGGATATACATCGGAACCAATAGTTCAATTCATTGGTGTATCTTCAATTTCAGCACAAGCAAGAGCAGTGATAGAAAATGGTGTAGTAACAAGAATCGGTATTACCACTACGGGCATAGGATATACTGAAAACCCACAAATATTAATTCAAACTCCATATATGGTTGGTTTTGGTACGTATATTTACAACGAATTGATAATTGGTTCTTCGTCTGGAAATACTGCAAGAGTAAAATCATGGAATTCTACAACAAATAAGTTAGAACTTTCCAATATAACAGGAGATTTTTCTCCAGGAGAAACTTTGGTAGGAACAGCTTCTAGTGCAACATATCAGATTAAAAAAGTAACCGTTGATAATTTAAATGATCCATTTGCACAAAATAAAGAAATACAAACTGAAGCAGATTATATATTAGATTTTAGTGAAAAAAATCCTTTTGGCATTCCATGATAAATATATAAATTATAAAGTAATATTGTAAGGATTTTCTGACAATGTTTGAATATTTTTATCACGAAATAATAAGAAAGACAATAGTTGCTTTTGGTACATTATTTAATGGGATCACAATTAAGCACAAAAATGATAGTGGAGATATAACCTTGTCATTACGAGTTCCACTAGCTTATGGCCCAACTCAAAAATTCCTTGCAAGACTAGAACAAGTTCCAGATTTAAATAAACCAATACAAGTTAATTTACCTAGAATGTCATTTGAACTCATTGGGATGTCATATGACACTACAAGAAAATTAACAACGACTCAGACTTTTTTGGCAAAAGATGTAAACAACAATCAAATTAAAAAGGCATATTTACCAGTCCCTTATAATTTGAATTTTGAATTAAGTATAATTACCAAACTTAATGATGATATGCTTCAAATTATTGAACAAATATTACCATATTTTCAACCAAATTATAATTTAACTATAGATTTAGTGAAAGAAATAGGAGAAAAACGAGACGTTCAAATAGTTCTAGATAATATTTCAATGACAGATAACTATGAAGGAGATTACAACGAAAGAAGAGCACTAATATATACATTAAAGTTTACTGCAAAAACATACTTATTCGGACCAGTATCTTCTAATTCTGTTTCTTCTGAAATCATCAAAAAAGTTTCTATTGGACTCGTATCTGGTGATGTATCTGGACTCGCAAGAAGAGAAGTAACTTATAGTGTAGAACCTCGTGCAATACAAAGTTATACTGATACAGTTACCACAACAATTTCAAAAGATGTTAATATCAACGATACTTTAATTGAAGTTTCAGATTCATCTGGAATAACTGTTGGGTCACACTTGGATATAAACAAAGAAGAAGTTTATGTTGAATCCATTTCTGGTAACACATTAACTGTAAGAAGAGGGCAGGACTCTACTACAATATTAAGTCACATATCTGGTTCTGAGGTTAAATTGATTACTAATGCTGATGACATTTTGATAAAACCTGGAGATGATTTTGGTTTTTCTGGTTCTTTAATTTAATGTGGAGGTTAATATGAGAATGACTAAGAAATTTGATAAACTTAACAAAGAATTCAATATTAAAAATGAAGATAATGTTGTGATAGATGTTAAAATCGCAGACGTTACAACAGAATCAGAATCAACAATACAAAAAAATTGTATTGTTGATGATATAAAAAAAGATTATGAATACACTCGTGGCAATTTATATTCAATCATAGAAAAGGGCCAAGAAGCAATCAATAATGTTTTAGAATTGGCTCAAGAAACGGATACACCTAGAGCATATGAAGTTGTTGGTCAACTTATAAAAAATGTATCTGATGCAACTGATAAGTTGATTGATTTACAGAAAAAAATCAAAGATCTGGATGAAGTAAAGCAACAAAAAGGTCCAACAAATGTCACAAATGCATTATTTGTTGGTTCTACTGCAGAATTATCTAAAATGCTTAAAAATCAGTTGAAAGATATAAGTGGAGATAAATAAAAATAAATGTCTTCATTGTAGTAGAAATGAAAAGTATTCACGAAGATCATAAAGAAATTGCCAGTGGTAAGAAAAAAGATGATGAAGGCTATATGGCAAGAATTGAATTAGATACTATTGAGCGAGCAATAAAGAATTTAAGAACAGTCATCAAAAGTAGTGACACACAACTGCCTGCGTGGGTTCAATCAAAAATTACAAGAGCAGCAGACTTTATAGATACAGCAGCAGAATATCTTCAGAGTGACGAAAAATTAGACGAAGAACTTAGTGCGAAAATAAATCCACAAGAACATTTAAAAGCAAGAAAAAAAAATATTATCACTAATAAGTTAGATGACACAAAATCACCGGAAGAGCAAAATGTAGCTAAAAATATTGCAAAAAGACTCGGTGGGACTGGTGTACAGTGGAACAAACCAAAATTAGAAGAAGATAAATCTTTAGTTGAAAAAATAATTGAAGAACATTGTGGATGCAACTCAGCAAAATGTAATAAAACTCCAGCAGGAAAAATGTGCCCAAAACATGGAATGAACGATTGTTCCATAAACGAAGAAAGGGACCCAAAAGGTCCAGTACAATCGTACAAAACACCAAAAGAAATTGCAAAAAAACATGGTGTTCCATTAGATGAAATAAAAACCCAGTTAAAAATGGGGATTAAAGTTGAAGGAGAGCACACTTCAGATAAGGCTGCAGCAAGAATTACAGCTCTTCAACATTTAGATGAAGTCCCTGATTATTATACTAAATTAAAAAAAGTAGAAACACAAAAAGAAAGTAAATTAGTAAGAGACATGTTTGGTAATGTTTCTTATGAATTTATTGACTTAATTACTGCAAATCCTTTATTGCAAGAGAAGAAGAAAGATGATAACCCATGTTGGCCCGGATATAAAAGAAAAAAAGGAACAAGAAAATATGAAACCGGTTCTTGCGTTCCAGTAGAAGAACAATCAAATTTACAACAGAAGTTAGTTGAGGCAAAATTAAAAAAAGCTAAAGCCGAACAAGAATACGCAAGAACAATTGGAACTTTATCTAAGCAAGGAGCAGATCCAGAAACAGTAACAGAAGCTACTTTGCCTTCACAAAATGGCCATGTTATGTCCGTTACCGTAATGTGGAGAGGAAAATATTATGCAACTCAAATGTTTTTCCCACAAGTTAAATTACCAAATAGAAGAGAAGTTACAGATGCAGCAAATAAAGTATATCCAGATTCTAAAGTGATTACTTATGGGGTTAGTAACTTACAGCCTGGAATGCCAATAGTTCAATTGCCAAAGTCAAAAAATTATCTTTTAAATAATGGAACAATAGGTGAAGATTTAAGCGAAGATTGGCAAAAAGTAAATCGCCAAGACAAAACTGATGGGTTGAGCCAAAAAGCTGTAGATGCGTATCGTAGTGAGAATCCAGGTTCAAATTTACAAACAGCAGTAACAGAAAAAAAGCCAAAAGGTAAAAGAGCTAAAAGAAGAAAATCTTTTTGCCGACGTATGACTGGCATGAAGAAAAAATTAACATCAACAAAAACTGCAAAAGATCCAAATTCAAGAATTAATAAAGCACTTCGTCGCTGGAAATGCGAATAATATTAAATTAATTATATCTTATGGCTGAAGAACATTATCTTGGTAATCCGCTTCTAAAAAAAGCGAATACCCAAATTGAATTTACACAGGAACAAATTATTGAATTTGCAAAATGTGCTAATGATCCAGTATATTTTGCAAATAACTATATCCAAATTGTGACCTTGGATCATGGTTTACAACCATTTGAAATGTATCCGTTCCAAGAAAAGATGTTGACATCTTTTCATCAAAATAGATTTAATATCTGTAAACTACCTAGGCAAAGCGGAAAAAGCACAACCGTAGTATCATATCTCTTACATTATGCAATTTTTAATGATAACGTAAATATAGCCATTCTTGCTAATAAGGCACAAACAGCAAGAGACTTGCTAGGTCGTTTGCAGACAGGATATGAAAACTTACCTAGATGGCTACAGCAAGGAATCTGTTCGTGGAATAAAGGTTCTCTAGAACTTGAAAATGGATCTAAAATATTTGCTGCTTCTACTTCTGCATCATCCGTTAGAGGTAGTACCTATAATATTATTTTCTTAGATGAGTTTGCATTCGTTCCTAACCAAGTTGCAGATTCATTTTTTAGTTCCGTTTATCCAACAATTACTTCTGGTAAATCATCTAAAGTTATTGTTGTTTCAACTCCTAAAGGACTTAATCATTTTTACAAACTTTGGGATGACGCAAAGAAAAATAAAAATGAATATGTTCCTATTGAAGTATTTTGGACAGATGTTCCAGGTAGAGACGAAGAATTTAAGAAAACTACAATTGCTAATACAAGTGAATCACAGTGGAGACAAGAATTTGAGTGCGAATTTCTTGGTTCTGTAGACACTTTAATATCTGGTGCAAAATTAGCAACTTTAATTCAAGATAGGCCCAAAACATCAAATGCTGGTTTTGATGTTTATGAAGATCCCATAGAAGACCACCAATATGTAGTTACAGTTGATGTCGCAAGAGGAGTGGAAATCGATTATTCGGCATTTATAGTATTTGACATAACTACTTTTCCATATAAAGTAGTGGCAAAATATAGAAATAACGAAATAAAGCCTATGATGTTCCCATATGTCATAAAAGACGCTGGAAAGGCATACAACAGTGCTTACGTGTTATGTGAAGTGAATGACGTTGGAGATCAGGTTGCTGCTGCATTACATTATGATTTAGAGTATCCTAATGTATTAATGTGCTCAATGAGAGGAAGGGCTGGGCAAATTGTTGGGCAAGGATTTTCTGGAAAAAAGACTCAAATGGGAGTCAAGATGTCAAAGGCAGTCAAGAAAGTTGGCTGTATAAATTTGAAAGCAATTATAGAAGAAGAGAAATTATTAGTTAACGACTATGATATTATATCGGAACTTACAACATTTGTCCAGAAATATAATTCATTTGAGGCTGAAGAAGGATGTAACGATGACTTAGCTATGTGCTTAGTCATTTTTGCTTGGCTTATAGTACAGGATTATTTCAAAGAAATGACGGATAATGATGTCCGTAAAAGATTATACGAAGAACAGCAGAATCAATTAGAACAGGACATGGCTCCTTTTGGATTTATAGTAGATGGAACAGAATCTACCAATTTTATTGACGAAGATGGAACTAGGTGGTTCGCAGACGAATATGGTGATATGTCATATATGTGGCAATATAATTTTTAAAAAATGTCGTAAATAAAGTTTTACATAAATATTTTTTAGAGAAACTGACTATTTTTAGGGAGAAAAACATGGCGACTCCTCAATTATCTCCAGGCGTACTTGTCAGAGAGGTTGATTTAACTGTAGGAAGAGTTGACAACGTATTGGATAATATTGGAGCAATTGCAGGACCATTTGCGATTGGACCTGTTGATGATCCAGTAGATATTGTTACAGAACAGCAACTAATAAATGTTTTTGGTAAACCAAGTTCAACCGATGCACAATATGAATATTGGATGAGTGCATCATCATATTTGTCTTATGGTGGAGTTCTTAAAGTAATTAGAACATCTGGTTCTAATTTAGTAAACGCAAATGCTGCAAGAACTTCTTCTGGAATTTCAACAGTTGGTAACGTATCATTAAAGATTAAGAATTTTAATGATTATGATGCAAATTATTCATCTGATACTCAAAATTATGTATTTGCTGCAAAAACTCCAGGAACATGGGCAAATGATCTAAAAATTTGTGTAATAGATGATAAAGCAGATCAAATTTTAAATGTTGGAACTGCGGTTTCATTTGCCAAAGTAGGATATGGAATTACATCAAAACTCACAAATCAAATTGTAGCTGGGGTCGGATCAACCTCACTATTTAATGGTTATCTAAAATCAATAATCACTGGAATCAATACAGTAAGTCAAACAGTAGATGTAAAGATTGTTTCTACAGTAAGTGATACTGGGGTGGAGCAAAAAATAAATTATGGAGAAAAAAACCAATTAAAATCATTTTTAGTTGGGAATACAGTAGGAATTATTTCTGCTACTGGTACTTCTTTAGGGTCAACTACTCTAAGTGCATCAGACTCTGTATTAGATTGGTATGATCAGCAAACTCTCGGCTTAAGTAATAGTACAATTTATTGGAAATCTATTGCTCCAAAACCAACTACAAATCAGTATGTAGCTGAAAGAAATGGCGAAAATGACGCACTACATATTGCGATTGTAGATGATTCTGGTGTTGTTACTGGAATTCAAGGAAATCTAGCAGAAAAACATTTGTTTTTATCGAAAGCTACCGATACTATTTCTGCTGTTAATTCTCCACAAAAGATATGGTGGAAAGAATATTTAGCACAATTTTCTAATTATGTTTATGCTGGAGACAATCCTTCTGATGGAGCAAATAATGAAATAATATATCAAACTGGATTTTCATCTGGATTTGTTGGCTTGACTACTGCTGCTGGTCTCTGGAATTCAACAGCACAAGATAAAACTTTTTCTTCAATTGGAAATGTTACTTATAATTTAAGTGGAGGAAAAGATTATGGAAATGCAAACGGAATGAAAGCCGAATTGAGTGATATAATAAATTCTTATAGATTATTCACAAATAAAGATCAAATTCAAGTTGATTATTTAATCATGGGTCCAGGTTTACTTGATAAAACCCAATCACAAGCAAAAGCACAAGAATTAATTTCAATAGCAAATGCTAGGAAGGATTGTATTGCTGTTATTTCTCCACATAGAGAAGATGTTGTAGACCGAACAAATACTGAAGATCAAACTAACGAAATTATCGAGTTCTTTAGTCCACTATCTTCTTCTTCTTATGCATTCTTTGACAGTGGATACAAATACACATACGATCGTTTTAATAATAAATTCCGTTATATTCCTTGTAATGCCGATATTGCAGGTCTGATGGTTAGAACAAACATTAATTCATATCCTTGGTATTCGCCTGCTGGACAGCAAAGAGGAGTATTAAATAATGCAATTAAACTTGCATATAATCCTACAAAAGCACAGAGAGATCGCCTATATCCAATAAGAATAAATTCTATTGTAAATCAACCTGGTGTTGGAATTATTCTTTTTGGCGATAAGACTGCCTTGGGTTATGCATCTGCTTTCGACAGAATCAATGTACGTAGACTATTTTTGACAGTAGAACAAGCACTAGAAAGAACTGCTCAAGCACAATTGTTTGAGTTAAATGATTCATTAACTCGTGCAAACTTTGTAAATATTGTTGAGCCATACTTACGTGACATCCAGGCAAAGCGTGGAGTATACGACTTTAGAGTTATATGCGACGAAACCAACAATACACCTGACGTAATTGATAATAATGAATTTAGAGCCGACATATTTTTGAAGCCAACTAAATCTATTAACTATGTGACTCTAACATTTGTTGCAACTAGAACAGGTGTTAGCTTCGAAGAAGTTACTGGCAGAGTTTAATTAATTTTTAACTTAAAAGGAGGATTCAAAAAATGTCAAACTTAAGAACTATTTCTGATTTTAAAAGTAAGTTAACTGGTGGTGGTGCTCGCCCTAATTTATTCGAAGTTAGTATTCCATCTTTTCCTGATGCAGTGAAAGAATTTTGGGGGGGAACTGGGGCCGAAGCTGAAATTTTCAATTTTTTATGTAAGTCTGCTGCTCTCCCAGCATCAAACATAACTCCTATAGATATTCCATTTAGAGGACGCACATTAAAAGTTGCTGGTGATAGAACATTTGACCCATGGACCGTAACTATCATAAATGATGAAGATTTTAGATTAAGAACCGCATTTGAAAAATGGATGAATTTAATCAATAAATTGGAGAACTCTACTGGCGCCACTAATCCAAATTCCTACATGGTAGATGCATATGTCCATCAGTTGGGTAGAGGAAAAACCAAGAATTCTACCGATAATTATGGTAATTCGGCCATAAACAATGGTAATTTAACTCCATTAAGAACCTATAAGTTTTATCAAATTTTCCCAACAAATGTTAGTCAAATTGATCTCTCGTATGATACTGCTGATGATATAGAAACTTATACTGTAGAGTTTCAAATTCTTTACTGGACCGCAGGAGAAAGTAATACTAGTTCTGGAGATCAAGCTGGATCTAGTAGCGTTATTAAGTAATAAATAGGAGATAATACAAACAAATAAATTATGGCAAGACTTTTTGGTTTTTCTATTGAAACTTCTGAAAAAACATCTCCTACTGTATTGTCCCCCATTCCTCAAAACGACGAGGATGGGGTTGACCATTATTTAACTAGTGGATTTTTTGGATCTTACGTAGACATAGAAGGAGTATATAGAACTGAATTTGATTTAATTAAAAGATATCGTGAAATGGCATTACACCCAGAAGTAGATAGTGCCATAGAAGACATTGTAAATGAAGCAATTGTGTCCGATACTAACGATTCGCCAATTCAAATTGAACTATCGAATCTCAATGCTAGCGATGGGATAAAACAAAAAATAAGACAAGAATTCAAATACATTTTAGAGTTGTTAGATTTCAATAAAAAAGCACATGAAATCTATAGAAATTGGTATATAGATGGTAGATTATATTATCACAAAGTTATAGATCTGAAGCGTCCTCATGAAGGAATTCAAGAATTAAGATATATTGATTCCATGAAAATGAGATATGTGAGACAAGAAAAGAAAACAAAAAAAGAACAAAATAATATAAGAGGAAATCAATTAATTGGAGATCAAAATCCAATGAGTTTTAAATTTCCGGAGATTGAAGAGTATTTCATCTATGATCCAAAAAGTTCATATCCTGTTGGTGGTGGTATAGCAAATATGGGAACTGCATCTCCAGATAGAGGAGTTAAAATTGCAAAGGATTCCATTACTTATTGTACATCAGGTTTAGTTGATAGGAATAAAGGAACAACACTATCATATTTAAATAAAGCAATTAAAGCACTCAATCAACTTAGAATGATTGAAGATAGTCTTGTGATTTATAGGTTATCACGAGCGCCAGAAAGAAGAATTTTCTATATTGACGTTGGAAATCTTCCCAAAGTAAAAGCAGAACAATATCTTCGTGACGTGATGATGCGTTATCGTAATAAATTAGTTTACGATGCATCGACTGGAGAAATACGTGACGATAAAAAATTCATGAGCATGTTGGAAGATTTTTGGCTTCCTCGTCGTGAAGGAGGAAGAGGAACAGAAATTGATACTTTACCAGGCGGACAGAATTTAGGAGAGATTACGGATATCAATTACTTCCAAAGTAAATTATATAAAGCTCTAAATGTACCTTCATCTAGAATAGATGGAGAAAGTGGATTTAATTTAGGAAGATCATCTGAAATTTTACGAGACGAATTAAAGTTTAGTAAGTTTGTTGGTCGTTTAAGAAAAAGATTTTCAAATATGTTTAGTGATATGCTTAGAACTCAACTAATCCTAAAAAATATAATCACTCCAGAAGATTGGGACAATATGAGTGAGCATATTCAATATGATTTTCTATATGATAATCATTTTGCTGAGCTAAAAGAATCTGAACTCATGACTGATAGATTAAATATGCTCTCAATGGCAGAACCGTATATTGGAAAATATTATTCACAGGACTATGTAAGAAGAAATATACTTCGTCAAACGGATCAAGAAATTGTTGAGCAAGATGAAATAATTAAAAAAGAAATTAATGATGGAGTAATTCCAGATCCAAATCAACCAATTGATCCAAATACTGGATTACCGATTGATATGGGAGCAAATATTGAGGGACAAATGGGAAAAATTCCCATCGAACCACAACCAAATGAAAAAGTAGTACAGCCACCAAAAATTCCTAAAGGTGGTGAAATTTAACTCTAAATAATTAAAATTATTCTATTAATTTAAAATGTTATGGACGACTTAATGGATATGATTGCTTCTGATGAATCACCTTCACAGATAAGCGACAAAATAAAAGATATACTTTATAAAAAAGCTGCTGAAAAAATTAATGATTTTAGACCAGTAGTTTCCTCTTCTCTTTTTGGAGCATCTGAAGAATAATAAATAGTTAAATCGAATTTTTATCAAAATAATGCAAAGAACTAAAATTCTTGAGAATGTAGTGCTAACCCCAACTACCGTTGGAACTGCTTCTAGCATTGGATCAGCAACTTGCTTGAGATTACATAATAATACTGCTGGAATAGTTGTAGTAAGTATTTCAACATACGTTGGTGCAGCAACTACAAATCAGTTTTCTCTACCAGCGAATTCGGTAGAATTTTTAGAGAAATTCCCCACAGATGTAATTTATACTTCTTCTCAAATACAAGCAAACAAAGTAGCATTTACCAACTAAAAAAAATGAAACTTATCACAGAAGAAATTTCAAAAGTAAAATTTATTACAGAAGAAAAGGGAGGAAAGAAGTCTCTTTATATTGAGGGGATTTTCTTACAAGCAGATATAAAAAACAGAAACGGTAGATGCTATCCAATGGAAACTCTCACAAGAGAAGTTTCAAGGTATAATGAAAATTATATTCAGAAAGGAAGAGCATTGGGAGAGTTAGGACATCCAGATGGACCTACTGTAAATCTGGATAGGGTTTCCCATATGATTACATCACTGAAAGGAGATGGTAATAATTTTATGGGGAAGGCAAAAATACTAGATACTCCAATGGGAAAAATTGCATCTTCATTAATATCTGAAGGAGTAAAACTTGGAGTATCTTCTCGTGGAATTGGTTCTTTAGTTGAACGTAATGGTGTTCGTTATGTGTCAGATGATTTTATGCTAGCAACAGCTGCTGATATTGTCGCAGACCCTGCTGCTCCTGATGCTTTTGTAAACGGAATTATGGAGGGAGTTGAATGGATTTATGATGTATCCAGAAATGACTGGTTAATACAGAATACAAAAAGAAAAATAGATAGGTTAACAGAAACAAAACAATACGAAGAAAAAAAATTAGAGTTATTTAACGAGTTTTTAAATTCGTTGTAATTTAATAAATTATAAATAAATATAGATTTAATACAAAAGATAAATCGGAGAGTTCAAATGTCTCGTGGAAAAAACTTACAAGAAATGGAAGTAGGCACAAAGCAATCCAGATCTGCCGTTAATGCTAATGCAAAACCAGCAGAACCAATGCCACACCTAACAGGAAATATTCCTGATGGTCAAACTGGTAATGATGAATCTGCAAAAATCAAAGATCCTGCTGCCACATTAAAAAGTGTAAGTGATGTTGTAAATGCAAAAGCAAAAGCAGCAGATCCCATGAAAAAAATGGCAGTGAAAGAAGAAGCTGAAGATGAAATTGAGGATGAAGACGAAGAACTTTATGAGGAAGAATCCGAAGAAGGTGAAGATGAATTAGATGAAGATTCGGATGAATATGATGATGAAGAAGATAGCGAAGACGAAGACGAAGACGAAGACGAAGATGAAGAAGAGCTAGAGGAAGAATTCGACGTTCAAGAAGATGTTGATGCACTAGTTCAAGGAGAAGAGTTGTCAGAAGAATTCAAAGACAAAGCAAAAGTAATTTTTGAAGCTGCTCTCCGTTCCAAAGTTAATGAAATTCGTGAAGCACTAGAAGAACAGTATGAAGAAGCTTACGAGCAAAGACTATACGAAGAAGTTGCATCTATGCAAGAAACTCTCCAAGAGCGTGTAGATTCATATTTAGAGTATGTTTGTGATGAATGGATGCAAGAAAATGTTCTTGCTGTAGAATATGGAATTAAAGAACAACTTACTGAATCATTCTTAAGTAATCTTAAGAATCTTTTTGAAGATCATTATGTACAATTACCTGAAGAGAAATATGATGTACTAGAGAATATGGTAGAAAAACTTGATGAAATGGAGACAAAACTCAACGAGCAAATTGAGAAGAATATTCAACTCAACAAGCGTCTCTCAGAGTCGGTTGCTGATAGAATTTTTGATGAAGTATCTGGTGGTTTAGCTATCACACAGAAA